TTATTTGATCGAGCACGTTTTTCTGCTTTACCGGCTGAAATAGCTCCTATAGCACTTCCAGCTACAGCAACAGCTCCGGAAACTATAGCAACCACGCCAAAAGACGCCTCTTGAACTACAGGTTCAGCTAAGTGTATTAATTCTTGTATCATAACAAACTTTATTGTTTTATTTTAAAGCAACCAACGGATCATCAAAATCCTCTGCTATTACTTCTTTAGTTACCTCTTCTATCGTTAATTTATTTGTAGCATGAACTGTTATAAAAACGCAATCTTCAATAACGCTAATTAATCTTTTTGTACCAGCTCTAGTTATTCCATGATAAGGACCTGTTATCTCTTGTTTACCTTTTTCAGAAATAACTATTATTTTACCACTTAACACGAAAAAAGGATGATCTTTTTTGTGTATTTTAGTTGTTATTATTTGATCGGCAGGCATGAATATTTCTCTTATGTAACACCCACCAACAAATGTACTTTTTGTAGGATTCTTTGCTTCAAAATCGTCTCCAGTTATAGAAGATGGATGTTTGCATATTGCGTCTTCTATTTTAGATAAATTTTGTCTAAAGTTAAGCTTATTAGCTATTTCCGCTTTTTTTTTATTAGTTAATTCCATTTAATTTAATTTAATATGACGACTCTATATAATCAGAAGAGACCGCAAATAATTCTTTCATACCGCCTACATCAGTTACATTGTCAGTAGACATAGTTACCGTTGCGTAATGACCTTTTATACCAGTCATTGAAGCTCCCCAAACAACTTCACCAGCTGCTGCAGGACTATTGTTTATAAGGTTTGCCATATATTTATTTTCTTTACGGGTAAATCCAGCGTGGTTTATAGGTGGAATCAACCTTGCTGGATATTCATTCCCGTAATTATCATAAGATCCTTGATTATAACTATATACAACTGTAGAAGAATCTCTTGTTCCGTTTTGCCAAGCTGCATTATCTGTAGCTGGATTTGTTTCTATTCTTTCAGGAGTTCCAATACTATTTATTCCTGTAATATCGGATTTAAAACTATCAACTTGCCATCCGTTTCCACCTTCGTAGTTAACAGTCTTAAATACTTTAGACATGCTAACTTTGGGATTCAACAAGAATGTTACTTTAGATGAATACTGTTGTCCATAAAAATTAGCTCTTTTTGCATTTGAACCATAGTGTACATATAAAACACCATCTTTCATAGTGTAATATTTGTTTTTTAAGCTAATAGATTGATCCGGTTTGTAACTAAAAAAGCTTGGGAATCCTTTTATATCATCATCAAAAGAAACCGTTGAATAACCTCCAGATGCTGGTTGTAAAGATAAAGTATATTGCTTATTGTGTATATCCCAACCACCTACTGCTTTACCAGCTTTAATAGGATTTGTTTGATTTAACGCGCTTAACTGATCTCTAAAAAAGTCTGACATACCATAATTAGATATTTCAGTTAAACCATCGTTAGAAAGCCTTAAAACGGCATTTCTGTCTTTGTCTGTAAAGTATTTTCTATAACCATAAACAGCAAAGCTTTCTGGGTTTTTACTTATACCAAAATTACCTGCATAAGGCTGAATAGCTCCAATAACTAAATTAGATGAAGTTACTGTTCCACCGCCTTCAGCTGAGTATATAGCATCTTTATCTATAAGTGCTCTACTTATTTTAGATTCTTGAAATATAGTTAAGTTTGTATTTTCAGCGTATATTCTTTGTATTGAGCCGTTTGCTGGGTTTACACTTTTTGTAATGTCTTCTCCAACAGAAAAAACATTAGTATCATTAACACCAGTTCTTGAGTTAAATATACCAGAATATATCATAGAATTTAATCTACGTTGTGCATTTGGCTCGTTTTCAACTAAATAAGCTTTAACACCGAACTCTATAGAAGTATTGTTATATCCACCTCTAATTCTAGATTCTTCAACAAACCAGTTTTTATCTCTCGTTTCTGCTGGTACACTTTCATAGTTTGGTATTTGAGGATATGTTCCATCACCTCTAGATCCATTCCACGTAAGTTCGCCGGATGAGTTTAATGTTTTTCTCAGTATAAAACTGTTGAAATATTTAACTTCAATTACTCCCATATTAATATTATCACTTATAAATTACCTACATTACCTGTTGAAGGTATAGCAGTTCCTTTTAGTTTTTTACCGTTTTCATCAAATTGAGCAACCCATCTTCTGTTTGAAATAAGTGTTGAATTTCCAATAGATGTAAATCCTGAATTAATACCATTAATAAAAGAATTTTCAGAACCATTAGCTACATTAAAAGGAACTTCGCCTTGTCCGTCATTATCCGCAGTTCCAGAATAACTAAACCAGTTACCATTAGTTAAATTAGGAACCCAAGGTATAGTTAAAGCAGCATCTTCATATAGTTCAGTTATATATTTATGAGACCATTCTCTAGCAAAAACTTCTTTAAACGGCGTGTCTATAGCGGCAGACGAACTATCTGGCTTACCACTTGCAGAAACAAAGTACGAAAAGCTATTGTCACTATTAGCATAATAAAAATCACCAAACGATAAATTTACTCTAACATTATTCTGAACAAACTCTCTTCCTGCTACTGCAAAAAATTGATAATCTAAATCGTCTTGCAGTGTTGTTGGCCAAGGAACAATTATATTTGTATTAGCACTATCTCTTAATCCGCCCGCTAATGATTGGGGAAATTTAATTAAAAGTCTGTATTCTCCAAACTTATCTGGAGTTTGTTCATATTTTTGATCTTTACCAAAAACAAATACCTTTGACAAAACAGACGTATTTGGTCTTCCATCACTTGGATACGCTACCGTTGCTTGAGCTATGTCATTAACAGAAACACTCGTATTATTTGGCAAAGGATGTGATGCTACAGGAGGTTGATAACCAGTAGCTTCAGTGCTATTTGTTAGTGCGCCAGATGTAGAAAAATTATTATTATTTATGCCATTAGCTTGAGTACCTCCAAACCTAATATCTTTTCCTTCTACGTCTACAGCTGTCTGCCATTGACTATTTTGACCTTGAGGTTTATATTGTAAGTAAGCAACCCAACCTATTCCGTATTGCTCTCCAATAGTAGGATTCATAGTTGTTTCAGGACCAGCATATTGAGGAGCTGGATTAGCATCTAAATTAGGCCAAGACTTAAAACTAAAATCAACTTTAATATAAGCAGTTCCAGAAGTTAAACTAACATCACTTTTTAAAGATTCACCAGTAAAATATTCTGGTCTAACGTTTGTATTTTTCCAAAGATATTTCTCACGCTCGCCATCAGGACCTATTTCATTTGCTCTACCACCTTCTCTAGTGTATAGATTGTCAACTTCTTTGCTTTCAATATTTGCTGTTATTAAAGCGTTTGGGTTTAATGATAAGTTTAGATTTTCTGTATTATAAGCTACTCTTCCAAGATTTGTATTGTTTACAGCATTTGGAATAGGACCTTCACTTATACATGTTTGATAATTCGAAGCCCAATATATTCCGCCTGATTCAAGTCCCTTTAAAAAAGGTCTGTTTTTAGCTGCACCAAATTCTTCATTCATTTGCTCTTCTCCAAAAAGTAAATTAACACTTGTTTGGGCGGTTCCACCGCCGGAGTCAGTTACTTGAAAAGTAGCTGTATATTTTCCACTGGCATCTCCAGTTGGCTCATAAACAACAGCGTTTGATAAAAATTGAAGCGGAGGGTTTTCTGGAAATTGGCTAATCTTTTGATAAGTTAATCCAGCGTTAGTTGGTGTATTAGTACTATTAGGCTGTACACATCCGTTTACACCAGAAAGAGTAAATAAACCTTGATTTAAGTTTCTATCACCTTGAAATACTTGATCTTCAATATAATTTATTGTTGGATCTACATTTGTTAGTCTATTATTAGTAATTGGCATGTTAAATATATTGCCAGTAGTTAAATCTTTAACTCTAAAATTAAACGTAAATGTATTTTTTAATGCGTCTGGACTAAAATACATTGGTTTTTCTACAACCAAATTATAAGAATCAGCCTGTCCAGCTGTTTCTATTTTTAACAAACTCCAATTTGCAGTTATGTTTTCCCCAGCTCCGTCTATAACGCTAACTAAAGTTACTTGACTAGTAGGCATTACTATGCCGTTAAAACCACCAGAAGTTTTAGGAGAGAACGCATCAGTGGTAGCACTTTGACTTTTTATAGTCGCTTCTGTTTGGTTAAATTCAAAGTTGTACCAACCGTCAGAATTACCAGATAAACCAGCCGATGTATTAAAATCTGAAATAAGACCAGTTGATGAAGTTTCCCAAAATATATCTAATAAAGAAACTGTTGGCTCTGTTTCAAATACGCCTAAAAGAATATTATAATCGGCATTAAGGTTGTTTACTTGAGAAGAACCAATTGGAGTAAGATTATTTCCTTGAGATATTCTAGCTAAATAAGGATCTGATGCAGTTTGATACACTGATCCAAAAGGACCATCTGTTTTTGAATCTGCAAACATAAAGTCTTGTTCTGCTATTGTAACAACAGTCATCGATTCTGTTCCAGAATAATAAGGTTGTGTAAAAGTGGGTAAAGCGTTTAAAACGTAATTAGGTGTTACTCTACCATACAACTGTATTGAACTACCGTATTGTCTTTGTTCTGGACCTACTTCTGTTAAATTTCTAGGAACTTTATTTATATTGTCACCTATTAAAGTTATATAAGCTATAGTGTTTAATGGATCAGGTTGAACTGCGTTTGACGCCACATCTGGATAACCGTTTAATATACCGGGCAAATATACATTATAATATTCTTGCTCTGTTTGCTTTACAACTATTTTATAAGAATACCAACCTAATGGATTGTAATCTTGACTATTTACGTCTCCATTATATAAGCCAGGCCAACCAGTGCTTAAATTTGGCGTATCAGAAGGTATACCTTGGTTTACTAAAACTTTTAAAGAGTCTCCAGCCCAACTGTTCACAGAGTTGTTTCCAGGACCTGGATTAGCAGTATACGGATGAAAGAAAGTAGATCCACCAAACGTAATATTTTCATCTATTTTTGTTTCTGAATTTACTGAAGAAAGTATTGTTGTTGATTGTCTACCATACCTGTCAGATAAAACAAAACCAATTTGATAATTACGGTTTTGCTTTACACTATGCATTGGATATTCTACAGAGCTAGTAGTCCAAGTTGCTTTGTTTCCATTTAAATTAAATTCATCTTTAGCGGTTACAGCAACGTCATAGTCCATCGTTTCTGGTGGAGTATGTTTATCTTGAAAATTACTATATACTATTCTATTACTTATTACCTCTTGACCAAAAGCCCTAACAGGTACTTTATCATATACTCTTATTATTTCACTTTCTGGAAGTGTTTTATATGGTTTTCTTGATTGGTAATCGTAGTTATACTGTAAACTATTATTTGGCGTTTGTTTATCATCTGTAAATGAAAAAATAGAATTAGGAACGGTATCTAAAACTTTAACCGATAAAGAATCAGATTCTTTGTAAAGAATATCTATAGCTTCAACACCAAGTTTACTGTTTAATAAGTTAGCTTGATAAGGTAGTGGAATAAAAAGTTTTATGTTATTAACTTTATTTTCCATAAAAGATACAACGGTATTTCTATATGTAGCTAGTTCATCAGAATCTTCATCTGTATTACCTAAAAAATAACCATCTTGTTTTGGAATAAACGCTTCTTGAGTAAATGGAGCCATTATAGAATATTCTCCATCTGTGAATTTAAACCTATAACTAAAAGTAACAAACTTGTCTTCTAAATAATCTTTGTCTCCAGGCCAGTTGGGATTGTAAAAAGGATTTGCAGTTGTTCCGTCTGGAAGAAATTCCGATGTTACGTCTTGATAAGAGCTAGCTGGAGCTCCGTTTAGTTCTGGAGCATTATAATATAAATTTATAGTTTGATAAGGATTATATTTTGCTACAGATATTAAATCTTCTGAAGTATAATAAAGACCATCATTAGCTAAATCTAAATTTATTTTTCTAGGTTGATTTCTATTATCAGTCCAAAATAATAAATTTTCTAAAACATTTATACCATATATCGGATTAGTTGTTGAGAAATTTAAAAAAGATCCTTCAACTAATTTGCTAGTTTTTAAAGTAAGTGTATTATAAGAATAAATATAGTTATTAGCTGTAGGAGAATAGGTTATGTTGTTTATAGATTCTTCAGTGTAATCAGTTAAAAACACATATATAGTTGAAGAGTTTGTATCAGCATATACACCTATAGACTTTAAAGTTCCAGAGGTTAAACCAGCTAAAACACTAAAATCTACGTTTTCATCTGTAGAATTAACAGCTGGTAAATTACCAACAGCGTTTTCTAAAGCACCAACGTCTTCGCCTTCTGATTTGCTAACTTGTATATTTTGTCCATCACGATATTCACCTGGAGGTAACAATCTGTCATCCAGGTCTTTATTCATTTTAGACTTAATGAAAGCATTTTTAACTTCTGCCATTTAATTTACTATTTAATAAACTTAGATTTACCTCTTGCTATTTGAACAAACTCATTTAGTTTTATATTTGATAATCTAATTTTTGCATTTCTTAATTTAGCACTTCTTTCTCGTCTTAAACGTTGTACTACATATTCTGGTTGATTTATTCTTGAAGCTATAATAGCATGACTTATATGAGCATACAAAGCTTCTTCAGCTAACTTAGGTATTTTCATATCACTATCATAAGCTAAACCATCTGTAATATATTCTAATATAATTACTTTGTCAGCCAAATCACTTGAAAAAGACATTTTACCATCTCTATCGTTTATAGTAAACCATCCGTTTATTTGAGCTGTTTCTGGTTGTAAACCATATCTTTGACCAAAATAATTATCACCATACATTCCAATATATCCTAATCCATCAGAAAGAAGTAATCCAGTTAAATTACTTTCAGCATTCTTTAAATCTTTATAGTCATTGTTTTTCCATCTTTCTTCTACGATAGATGTTCCTTCTATGTTTTCAAAATCACTATCTTGCAAAGCAACACCTTTACTATCTTGTGTTGGCGTAGAATAAGGGTTTGAAGTTAAAGTAGTTGGATATATAATGTGTTTAATACCTTGGCTATCTATCCAAGAAACGTTCACATAGTTAACATAATCTTGTGGTAAAGGTATACTTAAATTAGAAGGAATAGTAAGCTCTTGCTTTCTTATACTTCTTAATGTATCATAACTAAACTCTTGAAGTCCTCTTTTAGCAAAAAACATTACATCAGTTGTTTTAGCACTTGGAATAAGTTTGCCAGGACCAACGTAACCAACCATGAAATTAGTTATAACATCTTCTAATGTAGTATAAGAATATCCTCCATAGTTTTCTTCAACCGTTCTGCCTAAAGCCTTTCTATCTCCATAATCTCCACCATATTCATTTAACAACTGAACAACAAACCAAGTATCTTGATTAGGTACTTCGGTTATAGTTATAACGTTATTTGAAACGGTATATTCGTTTACAAACTCTTGAAAAGTATTTGGACTTCCGGTTGAACTAGCGTAAAGTTTAAAGTTATTTAAGTTATATCCAGATCCACTTGGACTATAATTACCAAAAACTAAGTCTGTATTAAAAGTTGTTGTAAAAGAATTATTAACGCCATTAGCGACAAATGTCTGAGAACCAGCGTAGTATTGAGCATTGGTTTCGGTTATTAAGCCGTTATTAGGTTTAGCCATTTGTTTTTAACTTTTTTTATTTATTTCATCAGCTTGAACTTGAGCTGCAGCTGCTTGTACTATTTGAGGATCTCTTATAACTATACCAGCGTATATTAATATTTTAAGTATTACTTCAGATTGTTCCGATTCATGTAATTCAAAATTAACAGATCCAGTAGAACCAATACCCGTGTATGGATTTTCATCCCAAATATATTGACCTAAATTACCTGTTGTAAATCCCCATATAACGTCTTTAGGTTTTCTAACATAATCAACTTGTATATTACTAGTTATACTTGTTGGCTTTACAAAAAGTTTTTGATTCTCGTAAAGATACACAGGATTTAAAGTGGTTGGTTTAGTTAATTTAGATCTATTAACGTAAGAGAATTCATGTCGATCTAATCTTTGTACTATTTTTTCGTTATCATACATAACATTACCCATTCTATAAAAAGAAACGGCGTCTCCATAGCTATCAGTAGATGGTAAAGTAAAATAAGAAAGGTTTGCGTTTTGAGTGACATAAGTAGCGTCACCAAATGTTTTGAAAATAGCTATTTTTTCATCTATATTTTCTTGTCTATCAGCGTAATCTGTATCCGCTTGAGGAACACGTAGTTGCTGATTTAGATCATCAAAATACTTTTCAAATATTTCTAACTGAACTTGTGTAGATATTTTGTTAAACTCAGTTGGCGTCATATAACCACGCTGTTCTTTGTTAAGTATCATTAAGACAGTTTGATATACTGTATTTACATTTATAGCCATTTGTTATTTTTATTAAAATAAAAGGAGGCATTACACCTCCCTTTATAATATTACATGTTAAGAGAGTTTTTTCTCTATAGACTGGAATACTTGTATTCCTTCGTCCGTTTTGAAGAATGAAGCCATAGCTGAGTATGGGTTTTCATCAAAAGGAACCGTCATTAGTTTTCTACCATTAGAAGCCCACATAAATGTTCTTTGATCGTCAGCTAATTTAATTATTCTAGCTTCAGCAGCTCTAATAGCAAAATTTCTTAATTGTACGTTATCATCATTAGCCAGTGTAATAAAGAGTTTAGGATTTTGTTTAGCGAATAACAATAAATCTCTTTTAAGTTCCTTAGAACTCATCTCAGACACCTTAGATCCAATCTCAACTCTCATTATAGCTTCAGCTTGATCTACGTCAAGGTTTTGAGCTAAGTTTAATGCTTCAATTTCTAATTCTAAATCTAAAAGTTCATCTTTAGCCTCTTCTACCACATCTAATTCGTAGTATATAATTCCTTTTAATGGATGATATAACGATAATATTTTTTGAAGAACTTGATTTTTCTTTGGAACAAACAAGCTTCCTTCTTTAAAAACAATATGCCCTAATGTTGCTTCTCCATTTTGCTCGTCTTTAAATGGTGAATTTTGATTAGTCGCATATCTTATTTCACGTTGTGTATTATTACTTTCATCATAGTACAGCAAAGCGTGTCTTGCGTTGTGTCTTGATGGAATTTTTAACGTTAACGGTTTATTGATCCCAGTTAGTAAATACGTTCTGTCTTTTACTTCCCAAGATGTATCTTTAATTAATTCTTTTTTAGCCATAATATAATAAAATTTAATAGTTTAATAAAGGTAAGAAATACCCCCGTAGATTCAACGAGGGTAAATCTACCAATTGTTTATGCTCCTTTGAACAATACAAAGTTGTTAGCAGCTTGCACTACCAAACATCTTTCAGATAAGAAGTTAATATCCATTGCATCTAAACTAGAAGTGAAAGCACCACCAGCAGATCCAGTCAACCAAGACTTCATACGACGATCTTCAGTTTGAGAAGCTCTATAACGTACGTGTAAGAATGGACGACGAATATTAGTTCCTAAAATTTGATCGTAAACTGTAGAAGTTCCAGCCGGTACTAATACTCCTTCAATAGAAGATATTCCAGTTGTTGCTCCACGAGTAGACGCATCATTTAGATATTTCCAGTCAGTCTTATAGAAATCATAAGATCCTCTACGGAAACCGCTAAAACCTAGGTTTAATGCCATTTCTTCAGAGTTTTCAAATAATCCATAAGCAGTACCTCCTTGAGCTCCAGCAGATACATCAGCTAACATGTCGTCAATTTCTAATGAAGTCGTACGATCTAAGAAAAGCATGTTCTCTTCAATTGCTCCTTGAGTATCTAAATTCTTTAAGATGTTATCAAAGTCAGTTAAGTTAGCTCCACTAAATGCTGTTTCAACGTTACCTCTAGCTTCGATAGCAGCAAATAAACCTTGCGTACCTTTAAATCCTCCAGCTAAAGCTCCAGATCCTGCAGCAGCAAGTTCTCCTTCAACTACACTCATTTCTAAGTAGTCTTCAAAACGTAAACGAGTTTCAGATTCAGCTTTTAAATACCACAAATATCCAGAAGTTCCGTCTTCAGTTGCAACTTCAACCCATCCGATCTGAGACATGTCAGAGCCATTTATAGTATAGTTGCTACGAATAATAATTGGTGAATTACTAAACTGAGTAAATGTAGGGTCAATACTAATGTTTGTAGTTCCTGTTATTGCTCCAGCAGATCCATCCCAGTTAGTAGTTTGAGATCCTTTGTTAAATTCAGAACCGTATACAAAAATCTTGATTCCAGTAGCGGCAAGTGCAGCTGTATTAGCAGCGGTGTAAGGAGCTACAACTAAAACACCAGTTGTTGGGTTTGAAGATGTAACTACAGCTTTTAATTCAACGCCATCACCATCCATAAGAACGATAGTTTGGCCGGGAGAAATAACGTTTACAACACCAGCTCCAACTGGAATTCCAATATTGTTAGCATCATCATTGGTACATCCGTTATAAGCAACGTGTAATCTGTTTTGCTCTGACCAAATAACTTGATCCGAAGTCATTGGCATTTCAGCTCCAACCATACGTAAGAATCCAGATAAAGTTCTGTTTCCATAACGCTCTACCTCTTGTTCGTAGATCTCAGGTAAATACTGCTGAGCAAAGTCAGATGTGCCATTATTGAACTGTAAATAGTTCGTTTGTAGTAATTGTTGTGACTGCGATGGTATAATCGAGCCAAACGTAGGGGTTAATGTTCCCATAATAGTTTAATTTTTAATTGTTAAATTTTCTTGTTTTAATTCTAAGTTTTGAAGAATCTTGCCCGCTTATTGCTTTTACTTTAAATCCATTAACAAATACACTACCATCTTGAGTTTTTCTAGGTTCTGTACTTATATTTTTAGATTTAGCAATTTGATCTTTAATAGCATCGGTTTTACCTTGCTCATAAAAATGATTTGCTATAGTATCAGCGTTTCGCGCTGCATATAAAGCTTTATGATAACCTTTAGCATCTACTATTTCTCCTTTGTCATTCAAGAACGTCTTGATAAAATTAGAAATATCGCCTTGGGTTTCAGCAACCTTCGAAGGATCTTTAATACCGTATCTAAATTTACTCTCTCCAACTTTAAAATCAAAACCTTTGAAGTCGTCGTTAAGAATTTCTTTAGTTTGGTTTAGAAACTTTTCGTGATTAGCTCTACTTGCTGCTTGCTCTTCGTTATATCGGTTGAAAAAGTCCATAGCTTTTTGTTGCTCTTGATTTACACCAGGTCTCAACTTGATCTCTGCGTAGTATTTATCTTTGAGCGAGTCCAAATAGCTTTTAGCTTTTGCAACTTCTTCTTTATAGGCGAGTTTTTTCTTACGAACTTCTCTTTCCTCGTCCAACTCTTCATCATAACTAAAAGAATCTTCAATTATAAATTGAATTTCTTCTGAATCAAGATGAGGTTTAGCTTGCTTATAATATTCTTTTAATAATGCTTCACCGCTTACGTTGCTGTAATCAGCATTTAACCTAGCATAATCTTCAATGGTTCCACCAGTTTCTTGCATAAAGCTAATTAGCTTATCTACGTTTTCTGGTAAGACTTGTGTTTCTGCTTGCGGTAATACTTCTTTTTGTTCCGGTGTGGAGTCGGTAATTTCAGTGCCTCCAACCATTCTGACCTCTTCAGGCTCACTGTTTTCATCTTCTATTAATTCTAATGGGGATTCATTTACCTCCGACAGATCGATTTTAGCATCGACACTGGGCTGCTCCCGTACTTCTTTTTCCACTTTTTGTAAATCTCCGGCTTGTTTATCATTAGCCACTTCTTTTGTTTCTCCGACTTGAACGGCATCTTCTTCTGTTTTAGATGGTTTACTTAAATCTACTTTAGTAATTTCAGGAATAACATTTCCTTGACCTTTAATTGTTGGAGTTTTCTTTTTTAGTTTAAACTCTCCTTCTTGTTTTACTTTTTCTGACATAATATAATATAATAAAAATTAATAATTCCTTATCTTGGGGTAAATTGCTCTAAACCAAAACCATCTAAGTTATCATTAGATGATTCAAAGTTTTTAGGCAATAGATCATTTTGTCTTTGATTTATTAACTCGCTTTGTTGAGTTCCTTGTATTCTAACTCTTTTGTCTTTGCGATCTTCAATTTCCTTTTCTTTTTGTTTTTGAGCATCAACTTGTAATTGAGCTAATTTAATTTGATACGAAAACTCTTCAGCCATTAATTGTTTTTTAATTAAAGCTTCTTGCTCTAGTCTTTGTATTTCAAACTGAGATTTAGCTTGCTCTATTTGAACCGTGGTTTGAGCAAGTGCTTGTTGTTTTTGAACTTCAGCAGCGGCGGCTTTTTCAGCTGATTCAGCATTAGCCTGTGCCTGTGCTTGAATATTAGCCATTTGAGCAGCTTGTTCTGCCTCTGCATTTTGTTTTTGTCTAAACTTAAGTAGTGAATTAGCTAACTTAATATTTTTAACTTCTCTAATATCTATTGCATCAGATAATTTTATACCTCCAGATTGAAGCGCTATTTGTATACTTTTTTCTAATTGAGCTTTATCTTCTTCATCTGGTTCCAACTCTAAAAATATACCAAAATCATGCAATTGTAAATCATCTATTTCGTTTAACGTAGCTACATTAAATGAATTTATACTATTTAATAAAGAAGCTTTGGTCAAAGGAAACTGAAGTACATCAGCAGCTCTTAAACTTATATTTTCACATGTTCTTATTGTAATGTACATTAAAGACTGAAGTATATGTCTAGTAGCCGTGTTAGAATTAGCGGCAGCTAGTTTTTGCAAACCAACTAAAGCGTTTTTATCTGGAGTGCTTCCATCTCTTGCTTCGTTTAATCCAGTAACATCACGTATCATTTGTAAGTAATACTGATATGTTTGAATCATAGCTTGGATTTTAGATATACCAGAAGAACTTTGAAGTTCTTGAATTGGCACTTTACCTCTATTTAGCTCACCATCTTGAGTTAAAGATCTACCTACAATAGTACCTGTTTGAAAATACATATTTAAAGCTTCAGCTGGATTGTAATTAGTTCCATTACCTAAATCAACTTCAGCTAAACCATCTACATCAACATAAACACCATCTGGCACCATTCTGGCTAATACTTGCTGTAGCTTAAGATGTGTTATTTGAATCATATCAGCAAAACCAGTTGTTCTACTAACTAAAGATTCTATTCTACCTTGATACATTCTTGGTGCAGATATACAATAGTTCATATTAACTTTAGTAGTATCACCATAGGGTCTTGTCATGTTTTCAGCGAGTTTCCACTCTAACATTGTATCTCCCATACCCAAAACTTTTGCTCCGGTATATAATACTTCTATAGATCTTGACACTCTTTCAAAGTTGTCACTAGGAGGTGGATTAAATGTATCTGGTTTTTCTAATGTTTTTTCTAAACCTTGTTCTGTTTGTTTTATTTTAAATACTTGATCTTGATATGTTTTATATTCAAAAAATAAAACTTGATGTTGTTCTGGATCGCTTTGAACTTGCCAATCACTTCTAGCATAATTTTGACGGCCAGGATATTTTTGTATTTGATCTAGTTCAGTGTCTGTTAAATTTGGAAACAATCTTTTTATTTCAGCCAGCGTTAAACTTTTTATTTCTCCAATATAATAAATGTCTTCAAAATTAGGATCATCAGTTGCGGAGTAAACTAAATTAGCAGGATCAACATAATCAATTGTTATTCCTTCAGATAAATTAAAACTTGTTTTACTAGCCGCAATACCTAAAACCGTTAGATCATAAGCTAATCTTTTTTTAACTTCTTCAAATTTGTTTGCGTTTAAAACATTTTCAATAAGTTCTTCTTCTGCAATTTCTACACTAAGTTTATAATCCAGTTGTAGCATTACATCTAGTTCATTCTTATCTCTAGGAATATTATCCGGATCTGTTGACGCGTAAAAGTTTTGACCTGTTGCGGCTGTTAATTTATCTATTGCCGCTTTATTTTGTATGTCTCGCAAGGCATTAGAAGCATAATCAGTTCTTTGTTTTAAAGCAAAAGGATCTGATGCAAAAGATTTTATTTCATAACCTTTTTCAGTCATACCATTTACTACTATATCTACAAATTTAGATAAAACAGGTACTGGTTTCCAGTCTAAATTAAGATAAGATAAATCACCATTATTAGATAACTCATCTTTATATTTTTGTATAGGCTGCTCACCTCTAGCGTACAATCGTAGTCTATTAAAGTTTTGAAAATTATAAGAAAACCTATTTTGGCCACTATTATTTCTAAACCATTCTTGTTCTATAGCATTACCCACCTTTAAACCATACTCAAATGATTTCTTTTCTTCTTCAGGTACAACCTGATCTGGAAAGATGCTGTTATTACTAGTATAGACCATTTATTTATATTATTTTTGAATTTGCTCCTGAGTTGTTGTATTTTCTAAAACCTAAAGACACTTTAGAAACTGTTCTTTTTGCCACAGGTGTATATCTATTTTTGTTACATGCCATCATAGCTAAACCAGAGCTAATAGATGCATCGTGTTTTGTTCTATTATTTATATTAAATTTAGCCCAATCTTCTAGTGTTCTTTGAAAATATACATTTCCATAAGTTCCATCTTCTTGTAAACCAACATAATTTTCTATATAATCTTCAATAGCAGCCGCGTGAGCTTGCTTTATATCTTCGCTTGAGTTAGGTATTCCACCTATTTCTCTTTCTGTTACAGATAATTTATGTAAAACCTTATCTGGTCTATTCATTGAATAACCCCTGTAACCTCTTCTTTTTAAATAATATAATAATCTAGGTTTGTTATTTTCAGCTAATATAGGCATGCCATAAAAAACTAATGCCATTAAAACGTCTTCAAAAAATATTTCAGCTGTTTGTGGTCTTGATATATATTCTAAAAAAAATAAATTAGGCGGTACGTCTTCCATTGAAAACTTAGTTAAACCGTGTAAAGCTCCTTTAGAACCTCTACCATCTACAGTACCGGATATATCATAACTATCACATCCAAAAGCACCACAGTGCTCATTGCCAGGATATTTAGAACCATTTTTTAAATAATATCTATTTTGTAAATTAGCTGAAGGCACCCAACTGACTAAAAATCTGCCATTTTTGTTTGGAATAAACAATACCCTAGTATCTTTAATTCCACCTTCCCATTGAAAATTACCCTGTGTAACCACATTAGTATTTCGTAAATCTTCATTATAATCAACTTGTTCGTATATTTTAGTTAAATTAAATAAAGATTCTTTAGCTTCATCTCTAAAAGCGTGTTTTTCTGTTCTTGGAAACTGTCTATAGTATTCGTTTAAACCGTCTTGATCGTCTTTTAAACCATCTACTTCGTTTTCCCAATGAGATATAACACCTATATCAATATATTCACCATCAATACCTTTTATAGGTTTTTTTGGAGTGTCGAAGACAGGTAAGCCATAAGTATCAATGTATCCTTCGTAGTTCCATTCCATAGGTATGAACAAACTATATAGTCCTGAGCTAGTCTGTCCATTTCGGTTTCTTTGCGTAACGTCCGATGATTCGTATAGCTTTTTAAAATTCCCTCCACCTTTTTCTAAAGCATTAGATGTTGATCCCATTAAACATTTACCTACTATTCTTCTACCTAGTCGTAATGTTGTTTTAGTTACCCTCCAGTTGTTTAATATATTATCTGGTCTTTCCCACTTACCCGATTCATCGTGGACGAGGAGCTTAAGTTTCTCTCCGTCATACGAGTTGTCGCCTGTGTTCTTCCAGTCGATCGTGGTGTCGAGACCGTCCTGGAGTTCCTCACTGGTTTCCTTAATCGAGTTTCTTGTAAGTCTTTTCGACGGTACTTTATATGATAATTCTGTTTTTGGACGTTCCATCCCATCCTGTATTGGCTTGAAAAAGAACGGATAGTTGATTGATATGGGTACAACTTTATCGGTAAACATTTTCTTCGCATCAGCTCCTGATTTAGATAATATACCAAATCTAGCGTCTCTTGATATTGTTGCTTGGTTAACCGTTTCTGACGAAGCCATAAAAGAGAAACCCGAACGTCTGTTCTTAAGGTAGCACAATCCGTAGCATCTTGAATCTGCTTTGCAAGCTTCCCAGAATATATAGAATAATCTATTTGATTCTCTAAAGTCTGGTTTGCCAACGTCAATTTTAGTCCACTGCAAGTACATGTAATGAGTACCAGTAATATAAGTAGGAACGCCTTTGTTGTAATACCAAAAACCTTCTTCACGTTTAATAAACTCTTCGTTAATATACTCATACCATTTTTCTTTAAACTCATCTGGATAATCATTCCAATCAAATACACTTTGAATTTTTTTAAGTTCAACAGGATATTTAAATTGTTCCCAGTATTGATCTTTTTCTTTGTTAGATCTTTTGTATACTTTTTCTGCTAATGGTAATGCTATTTTTAAATTCTGTATCTCATAGATTTCACCTATTTGACCAGTTTTACTTATAACTACTATATCGTAGTCTTTATTATAACCATACTCCCATTTTTTAAGCCTATTAAGTCTATTTAAAACTTTTGGCTTTATATGGTCTTCAACTACGCTATATAAATTTTGTTTATACATTACTTAGATCTTCCTTCTGCAAAGCCAGCAAAAGATTTTTTAACTACAGCTTCTTCAACTGTAGTTCCATTTAAAGCAGCTTCTTCAGCTTCTATTCTACTAAGTATTTCAAAAGCATCAAATATAGCTAGCTTTTTAGTAGCGGCAGCGTTTTTAAGTCTGTCAGCTGAAATATCATCTTCTGAGTCAACGATCTTTTCTTTTGCTACCTTTATTAATTCCTCAACTGCTTTTTGCCCAGCTTGGATTATATTCAGTTTCGTTTCCTTTACGTTCATCTTTTAATAAAATATCATTTGATTCCATACAATAAACAACTTCATTATTTATTAAGAATTCAAACTCTCTATTTTTCTTAAAAACAACTAAATCTTCTTTATGTATTTTAAGAGCTTCTAACGTGCTGTTTCCGTATTTTACTATACCAACACATTGTTTTAGTTTTTTTAAACTAGATGAACTCTTATTGACTATAGGCTTTATAAAACAATACTCGTTTAAAGTTTCCCATGAGTCTTTTGTTTTTTTCATATATATTTGATTTAAAGAAGCAAAGTATAAATCATCTTTAAAATATTTAGTACTATTAACAGACTTTCCTTTCATGTTATAGTATCTTCTAAATAAGTTGTGATGAACAATTACTCTGTCACCTACTTTTAATTTTGTTTTAAAAGCTAAAGGCAAAGCAACTATTTCTGCTTCTCTATTGACAAATTTATGATTAGATATGCTAGAATTAACTATTAGCTTTTTATCACCAACAGTTAATTCATTGCTATATCTATTTCCTACAGGTTTAATTATAAACTCGTAAACACTATTCATTAATACTCTAAATCGTATTCAACTGATATTGCCATGTTTCTATTAAACTTTTTCCAAGGCAAAACTTCATTGTCTTTTTTTATGTATATGTTATACGATTGTTCAGACTCTTCAAAGATAATAGCTGAAATAGTATGTCCTCCATATACTTGCTGAGATACAGCATAATGCATAGCGTCATTTTTATAATCAGAACCTATGCTGATTTTTCTAATGACTTTACTCACTATTTCTCTTTTTCAATATCAGTATACGTACCATCTTCAATATTAATGTTGATAGCCCCGTATTGCTCTTCTAGTTCTTTTTTGTAAGATTCAATATCTTCTACCAGACCAGCATACTCGTGAAGCAGTGAATGCTTTTGTGTTTCTATAAAACCGATATTAGTTAAAGACTTGTTTAAGTCTTGTTGGTGTTTTTTAACCGTTTTTAATTGTTCGTCGGTAATTTTTTTAACTGCGTCTGTGTCCATTTTTTTTACTTTACTCATTTGATTAAATTTAATTGATTATTAATTATTTTACTTTATCTTTTATTTTCTCGTATGTTCTTAAGCCACCAAGCCCGAGCATTCCTAGTAGCACTGTCATTAAATGTTCCATTTGTAATGGAGGCGGAGCATCTGTTGTTTTTGTTACCCATATAAATAAATCACGTATAACAAAATTATAAGCTAACGCAACGCCACAGATCCAACCTATAAAAGGTCTCCAGCCTGCAACGAACAGTGTCCGATGCGAAGCTTCAACCATATTTATCTTAGTTTGTAACTCTATTAGTTTTTCAGGATCTAGTTCTTTGCCTTTGATGGCTTCTCGAATATCCCAAGCTAAATTACCAGCTACAGATTTTCTACCATCACCTCCTTTAAAAAGGTTGAGTAGTATTTTCCACATTACAACTTTGACTTTTTATCTTTTTGCCGCTTCTTTTTGTTTGCGTCAAATATTTTTTTACCTTCGGCGTCTAATTCACTTCTTTTCACCTTTGGCTCATAACCTGGAGTACCTGGAACACCTGGAGCGTCTGGATCAATAGCTGAATGTGGGTGTTTGTGCACTGGAAAAGAGTTATGATTTAAAGCGCTTGCTTTATTATCTATAAAAATATCACTTAAAAGGTTTTTAGTGTGCTTAGTCATCCAACTCATAATATTGTTTTTATTTAATTACTTCTAGGCTCGCTAGGATCATATCTCTCGATTGATTGTTCTCCCAGATTTTTTACCATCACCTTCTTTAAAAAGGTTTAGTAGTGTTTTCCACATTTTTTATTGTTTTTTTACCTTTCCTGATCTAACATCTCTAGCTAGTTCTGATTGTGTGTAAACACTTGCTTTTTCTCCTCTTTTGCTTCTATTATACACTCTTTGCTTAATAGCTTCTTTTTCTTCTTCAGTGTAGCCTTTTAATTTACTTTTTTTCTTGTCTCCAGGATCGTTGTAATTAAAGGCACTAGCCTTATCATCAACTGGCATATTGCCTAATAATGCTTTTCTTTCTCTTGCCGCAGCAGAATGTTTACTCATAAATGAATTCATAATACTATTTTTTTGTTTTATTGTATGCTTCTTTTTCCCAGGCTAAAGCAGCTGAGCCTTCTTTTATACTAGACCTTGGAATTGTTTTACCTTTCCAATATACATTTTTATTATCATAATTTAGATCACCTCTTTTAATTTGATCTATGTGAACCATTTCATGCTCTATAACATCTTGTATTTGCTTTGGATCTGTAAGTTTATTGTTTAAAACTATAGTACCGTTATTATTAGCTTTACCAAGGACGCCATCCTCCATATCAATATTGTATATTGGAGTATTGGTATCGAAGTAAGGAGCACCTTTCATTTTAAAAGCCATAATTATTTATTATATGGAAATAACTCGTTTAACTTTTCTTTTCTCTGTTGACAACCACAAGGAACATTTAATCCTTGCGACACTTTGTCAACAATGGTTTTTATACCGGTCGCTTCTGTAAATTTTTCTACAGTATCGCCTAAACCTTTTGATTCCATTTATTAATATTTAGAACAACCGGCTTTTTTAGCTGGAGATCCATACATTTTAGCCGCTGATTTACTATCTGCAATTTCGTTTTCTAAGTAATGCATTCTAGCTTTACTACTTAAATCTTTGTTATAAGCTTCTTTAACGTCGTAAGATCTGCCTGATCCTTTGCAACATCTTGCATTTCCTGTATATTGTCCGTAGTGTCCTTTTTCCATTATTTTAATATTTATGTTTGTTTAGCATTTCCATCTTTTTCTAGCGGCCTTACCTCTTTCTCCTGTCCAGCCTTTTGATCTAGCACAGAAAGATTTACGACGCTTAGCATCTTTGCTTCCTGGTTTAACATCTCCAGTTACGGCTGTTTGCAGTTTACTACCTGGATTTTCTTTTCTGTATTTTTTAACACCAGTCTCTGTCATACCAGCGCCTTCTTCTGCTGTTCTAAAGTTTCTACCTTTTCCTTTAGTAGTTTTTCTTACTTTTAAAAAAGGAGAACCGTTTTGTATATACGCCATAATCTAATTATTGCTTCTTTTCTTTAAGTTTTACCCACTTAGATATTGTATAACCGATACTTACGAGCAATAGCAAAACCTTTAATCCTACTTCTACATGCGACATGCTTATAGCTAAAGCCACGCCATTAAGTGATAATAGTTTAATATCAGAAAAACTCATATTAAAATCCTTTTCCCTTTGCCTTCATAGTAATTGGTCCAGCTTTGTAAAAAGGTTCGTTTTTAGATACTTCTAAACCAGTTATGCCAGAGCTACTTCCGTTACCCATTGGAAAACCTTTTTTACTTAAAGGTCCATCCCAAACAGCGTTTTCACCAACTTGACCTTCTAACTTAGGTTTGCTTATGATTTGTTTTCTTTTGTCCATATTTATTGTTTTGTTTTAATATCTTTTTTTAAAAGATTTGCCTCTTTTTGGTCTAATGGTATCTCTTATAGCTCCAGGTCTTGGGTAATCTATTATTTTGCTAGAACTTCCCATAAAAGTTTCATCGTCTCCCAGAGTTGTCATAAATTGACCTTTTTCGTCTTCTTGTATTTTGCTTATATTCTGAACGTTATGACCAGTCTTTAGCTTGTCAAAATCTGATTCATCTATTAAATCTTCTACATTGTACTTTTTACCACCTAAGTTAGCTGGAGACCCTAAATTCATTAAACCCTGACGTTGAAGCGCAGATCCATAAATAGATTCAGCTTTCATTCTAGCAGATGGATCAAATTTAGATCCAGGTCCAGAATAAGGATCTTGCATAGCAGACAAATCCATTGTTCTAGGACTAGGCAATGGAATTTGTGAGTTTTGCGCTTGTTCTTGTTGTTGAACGTCTGTAAACGCTTGAGGATTTAGATTGGCATAAGGATCTATTTCACTTCCAGAAGTTAACATAGGGTCTCCTGTCATCATTGGACCTCTTAAAAAGCTTGTATCGTTTTCTTTTTCTTCACTTGGTCCACTTTGGTTTGAGATAGAATAAGAACTTGGTTGTAAACCAAATCCAATTTCTTTAAATTCTTTAAAATCTCTTTCAGCATCCTTACCTAGTTTGTCAAATTCCCTTTTATGCTCTTCTGTTGATTTGTCTTTACCTTTTTTTGCTTTTATAGCTTTAACCGCTAGGTCTGAACCAACTTTTGTTATAGCTTGACCAATTTCAGCACCAACTATTGGTTGAATCACCGTAGCTGGATTAGTATAAGATCCACTTGATGCGTATTTATATACCTTTAGTGGTGATGCTTTTTGAAAAGGTGATTTTGAATTCATATTATCTATTTTTATCGTTGTTTACATTTTTAATTGCTGTTATCATAACCTTATCCATATAAGTCTTACCTAACATTATTTTATTTCTTGAACTTGTAGGAATATCTTCGTCTCCAAGCATAATACGATACATTCTTGCTATTAGTTGTTTACACTTTAATGAAACTTTATATATGTTGTATCGTTGCGTTGTTCTATTGTAATTTCTATAAACTACTACCCAACCTTCTTTTACTAACTTGTTCCAGCGTCTATTATCCCAACTGTAAGCGTATGTACCGATTTTAAAATCTTGTTTTGTAAATAATCCCATGCAATCAAAGTATATAAGCAACTCTAATTCAGCGTCATTAAGATCGTTATTTCTACAAGCCCATTTTCTAACTACTCTGTAGTGTTTAAATAGGTTTAACTCTCTAATGTCACTAGCTGTTAATTTTCTCACAAAACAACTACTATATCTTGAACTTTAATAATTGTATAAAGTTCTTTATCAATTTCTATTACGTGACCAGCGTGTCTATCGTAGTATATTTGGTCACCAATATTAACTACTTTTATATCTTCACTAACATTAGCTATAGTAGCTTTAGTATATCGTATATCTTCTCTATCTTTTTTAACTAAAAGCAAACCGCCTTTAGTTTCATCACCTGCAATTTTTTCAGGTATAATGATTATATTATTACCTATTGCCTTCATCAATTCTTAAATTATTGATTACACAATCTGTTGATAGTATAGTTGTAGCTACAGAAGCTGCGTTACGAAGTGCACTTTTTGTAACTAATAAAGGATCTATAATACCTGACTTAATCATATTTACCATATTACCTGTAACCACATTAAGACCTTTACCTTTAGTTTTAGGCAAATCATACTCCAATATACCAGCATTATCTAAAATGGTCTTAAAAGGCGCTAGAATAGCATCTAGTAGCACTTGTTCACCTATTGACTTAGCTTTTATATTTTGAGAAGCATTTAACAGAGCAATTCCACCTCCTGGAACAATACCCTCTTTAATCGCAGCTTTAGTAGCACAAATTGCATCTTCTACTCGATCTGTTTTTTCTTTTAATTCTATATCAGAATTAGCACCAACCTTTACTACAGCAATTTTAGCTGATAATCTAGCTAGTCTTTTTTCTAATCTAATAATTATACCAGGTATTTTTGTTTCTGATAATTCAGCTTTTATAGCGTCTATTAGTTCTAAAACTTCATCAACTGGATCTGCTACTTGAATAATTGTTTCTTTTTCCGATGTAACAGATTTAACGCATGATCCTAAAAACTCTGGCTGAATTAAATCCATATCATCACCTAAGTCTTCATTTATAACAGTTGCTCCAGTAAGTAAAGAAAGATCATCTAATATTTCTCTTTTATTAATACCAAACGTTGGAGCGTTGATTACATTTACTTTTATGTTACCTTTTGTTTTGTTCATTGCTAATGTAGCAGCTACTGCTGGTTCCATATCTGCAATAATAAGTAAAGGCTTATCATTTTTAATAACGTATTCTAAAACAGATTGAATCTGTCTAATGCTTTCAACTGGTGATTCGATT